GTATCTCGCTGACTGCCGCGACGTGCTGCCAACGCTCAGCGGCATCGATGCAATCGTGAGCGATCCGCCGTATGGCATCGGCTACCAGCACGGAACTGGCGGCAAAGGTAAATCCAATCACCGCAACCTAGACAAGATCACAGGGGACGATCGGGACTTTGATCCGGCGGCATGGCTCGGCTTCAAATACGTGGTGCTGTGGGGTGCTGACCACTACGCGTCGCGGCTGCCTCGTGGGCGGTGGCTGATATGGGACAAGCTAGGCGGCGTTCCGTCATTCGACTCGTTCTCAGATGTAGAAGTGGCTTGGCTTAATAAGCCAGGTGCGGCGCGCATCTACAGCCATTTGTGGAAAGGTATTTGCCAGGATTCCGGCAAAGACGAGGGCCGCGTTCACCCATCGCAGAAGCCCATCCCGTTGATGCGGTGGTGTGTTGAGTTCACGCAAGGCACTGTGCTCGACCCGTTCATGGGCAGCGGCACGACTGGCATTGCCTGCCATCGCCTAGGGCGGCCGTTCGTCGGCATAGAGATCGAGCCGCGCTACTTCGACATCGCATGCCGCCGCATCGAGCAGGCCCATCGCCAAGGCATCCTGTTCAGCAGCTGGCCACCGGCCGAAGACCCAGCAGACGCACGCATGGCGGCCGATGCCAGGCAACGCGATATGTTCGAATGATGGACGACCAGCAAGCGATAGAGGATGTCGCCTTCGATGCGCTGTGCGAGCGCATTCGCTTTGCCTGCATCGGATGCACCGACTTGGACATAAGATGTGCGCTCGTTGGTGAGTTAAGCGAAGCCATTGGTCGCATGCCGTATGCCGAACGTCAGCCCGAGTTGGGCGGGGTGCTTGAGGCCATTGCACAATACGTCAGCGAGATACCGCCGTGCTGAACTTCACCCCCGATCCACCGGCGCATCTAGAACCAACGCCCACGTTCAACTGGGCAGAGGCGATCGCCAAGGCCGACAACCCGTTCATCCCGTGCATGACGCGCTATCACCGTGCGCCGATTGCGTTCGTCCGTGAGGTGCTGGGCGCCGAGCCCGACCCATGGCAGGCCGAGGCGCTGCGGGCGCTGGCACGTGGTCATACGCGCATCTCCATCCGCTCAGCGCACGGCGTCGGCAAGACCTGCTTTGCGGCATGGGCTGTCGTGTGGTTCGCCAACACGCGGGCGCCAATGAAGTGCGTTATCACCGCACCGACGAGCAGCCAGATGTTCGATGCGTTGTGGCCCGAGGTGTTGAAGTGGCATCGGGTGCTGCCGGACCTGTGGCGGAACCTGTGGGACGTGACGAGCGACCACATGAAGCTGAAGTCGGACATCGAGACGTTTGTCACGGCACGGACTGCCAGGCCCGAGCAGCCCGAGGCGATGCAGGGCATTCACAGCGAGCACGTGCTGGTGGTGTGCGACGAGGCGTCGGGCATTGCGGAACCAGTGTTCGAGGCTGGGCAGGGCGCTATGTCGAGCGCCGGTGCGACGACGATCCTGATCGGCAATCCGACACGCTCGTCCGGGTTCTTCTGGCGGACGCAGAACACCGAGCGCGGGCGGTGGTTCACGCTGCGGGTGGCGGCGACCGACAGCCCGCGAGTGACGAAGCAGTTCATCGAGGAGATCGAGCAGCGCTACGGCACGGACAGCAACGCGTATCGCATCCGGTGCCTGGGTGAGTTCCCCAATGCGGACAGCGATACGTTCATCAGCGCGGAACTCGTCGACCAGGCGATGCAGCGCGACGTGCCGCTGGACATGACCAAGCCGGAGATATGGGGGCTGGACGTTGCGCGGTTCGGCGACGATGCCAGCGTGCTGGTGAAGCGTCGTGGCTATGTCGTCACCGAGATGCCGCGGGTGTGGCAGGGCCTCGACACCATGCAGCTCGCGGGGGCGATCAAATACGAATACGACCTGAGCGTTGCGAGCAAGCCGATGCTGATCTGCGTCGATGCGATTGGCATCGGTGCGGGTGTGGCTGATCGGCTCATGGAGCAAGGTCTCCCCGTGTTATGCGTCAACGTGGGCGAGGCGCCGAGCACGACGGGTCGGTATGTGCGGCTACGCGACGAGCTCTGGGGGAACGGGAGAGTTTGGCTCGAGAGCAGAGCCTGCCGCCTGCCACGGGACGAACAGCTGCGGGATGAGCTTGTGGCGCCACGGTATGCGTTCACCAGCGATGGGCGCATCCAGATTGAGAGCAAGCAGCAGATGCGGACGCGGGGGCTGCATAGCCCGGACAGGGCCGATGCGTTCCTGTTGTCGCTGTGTGATCGCGGGTTGGGTGTGTCGTCGGCGAGCGACAGTTGGCTGTATAGTCAAACGCCTGTGCGGGAATCTATCCGGGGCATGGAGTAAATGCGATGACACCGAACGTTGTGGCCATGCAGCACTACCAGCAGGCACAAGCCAACCCGACGCAGCAGCAGACGTTCGGCCAGACCGATGCGCTGCTGGGTGAGTTGCTGCGCCAGGTGCTGGAGATGCGGCGGGACGTGGAGGCGGTGCTTGCCGCCATGACGGATCTGGCTGGGGCGATGCGGGATAAGCCACGGCCTGCGATACCACCCAACGCGCTGCGGCACAGCCGATGAGCGCCACGGTTCCCACGATGCCGCCGACAGGGCCTCCGGCGCTGCTGCCACAGGGCGCGCCGCAGGGCCTGCTCGATCCTTCGGCGCAGAGCTACGGCCCGCCACCGATGCCGCCGTTGCCGGGGTTGATGCGGCCGGTAGAGCAGGGGCCGAGCATCAACCAGATCATGCTGCAGTTGCTGCCGAAGCGGGACACCGACACGGCGGACGATACGGACGATGGATTGCCGTCGCAGCTGCGGCCGTATGCGGCAGGGCTGCGGCCGAGCATCAAGCCGTCCGAGGTGCCGTGGCAGCAGGAGATCATCTACGAGCGGCTGCAGGTCGAGGACAGCGAGATCCAGGCGGTGGCGCGGTTCTACTTCCAGGAGGCGCAGCAGTATGACCAGGCGCTGAGCCAGCAGCGGGTGACGGCCTCGGAATACTACAACGGCCGGCCGTTCGGCGACGAGGAGAAGGGCCGCAGCCAACTGGTGATGACCGTCGTCAGAGACACCATCCGCAGCACGCTGCCGTCATTGCTCCGCGTGTTCACCGGTGTCGATGATCCGATCTCGTTCAGCCCTATCAGCACGGATAACCCGGCGGGGAGCGATGCGCAGGCTACGGCGCTGGCACGCCAGGCGACGGACTACTGCCGATGGGCGTTGTTCACCGCCAACAAGGGCTGGCAGGTTCTGCACGACGTGCTGCTCGATGCGTTGACCAGGAAAGCCGGGTGGGTGCGGTGGTATTGGGGCAAGCGCCAGCAGATCCGCACCGAGGTCTGTGAGGGGCTGCTATTGCCGCAGCTGCAGATGCTGCTGGCTGATCCCGGCATCCAGGCACAGCGCATTGTGCGGCGGCCGATGACCAAGGCCGAGCAGGCGGCGGTGGCGAAGACCGCCGAGGGCATGATGTGGCTGCAGCAGGGCGGGGCTGCGGAGTTGTGGGAAGCAAGGATCACCAGGAGCTCGCAGCAGGGTTGGCCGCAGGTGTTGGCGGTGCCGGCCGAGAGCGTGTGGATCGTGGCGGATGCCAACACGATCGAGGAGGCCAAGGCGATCTTTCAGGTGCGGGATGTGACCGCGTCGGAACTGATCGAGATGGGGCTGCCGGAAGACAAGGTGATGGCGCACGCGGACTCCATGACCGCGCAGAAGCGGCGGGAGGCGGTGAGCCGGGACTGGGCCAGCGGGCAGAACATCCCGACCAGCCCGCCGAACGACAAGAGCCTGCGCAATGTGCGGTATGTCGAGGGGTGGATACGGACCGACACCGACGGCGACAACATCGCGGAACTCATTCATGTGCATATGCTGGGGAATGCGGAAAAGCTGATCCAGTGGGATCGGACGGACGAGACGCCGCTGGCGTGCTTCACGCCGTATCGCGAGCCGGGGCGGGTGATTGGGTCCAGCCAGGCGGACATGGTGATGGACCTGCAGAAGACCGAGTCGAGGGTGATGCGGGCGGTGCTCGATAGCCTGGGGCAGAGCATGTTCCCGCGCACGGTGGTCGAGGTCGGGCACGCCACGCTGGCGGATGTGAAGCAGACGGCGATCGGCAGCATCATCCGGGTGAGCCAGCAGGGTGCCGTGCAGGAGTTGACGAAGCCGTTCATGGGCAAGGAAGCGCTGCCGGTGATGGAGGTGCTGGAGAGCATCCGGGAGAGCCGCACCGGCATCACCAAGGCATCGTCGGGGCTGACGATCGACGAGCTGCAGAGCACAGCGCCGGTTGCCGTGTCGCAGCAATCGTCTGCGGCTCAGGACCGCCTCGACATGGTTGCCAGGACGCTCGCCGAGACTGGGTTGGCGCCGCTGTATCAGGGGCTTCTGCGCATGCTGGCGCGGCAGCAGGACCGGCCGAACGTGATCCTATTGCGCGGGCAGTGGATAGCGATTGATCCGCGGGCGTTGGCGACGGACTGGGAGGTGGAGGTCAACGTCGGCGGTCGTGGCACACCCATGGAGCGCATGGCCATGCTTAGTCAGATAGCGACGAAGCAAGAGCAGATTATGCAGATTGGCGGGATGGATAACCCACTCGCGGGGATACCGGAGTATCGCAATACGCTGGTGCGGCTGCTTGAGACTGCGAACATCAGCGACAGCAGCAGCTATTTCAAATCGCTTCCGCCTGGATGGCAGCCGCCACCGCCGCCGCCCCCGCCGCCAAACACCGACATGCTGCTGGCCCAGGTTCAGCAGCAGAAGACCGCGGCTGATGTTGAGAACGACCGGGCAAAGCAGCAGACGGACCGGGCCAACACGTTGCTCGACGATGACCGGGAGCGCAGCCAAGCGGCGCTGGATAACTGGGTCCGGGCGTATGTGGCGCATGCGCAGTATGGCGTTCCGTTGCCGTCCGTCGACGAGTTCATGCAGGCGATGGGGCGGAAGGTGCCGGCGCTGAATATGCTGGGCGATCTGCCGCCACAAGGCGCGCCGATCACCGTGCCGGGCGGGGAGGCTCCAGGGCAACCGC